CTGGTTTATCAATTAAAATTATTTAACTGGTTTATCAATTAAAATTATTTAACTGGTTTATCAATTAAAATTATTTAACTGGTTTATCAATTAAAATTATTTAACTGGTTTATCAATTAAAATTATTTAACTGGTTTATCAATTAAAATTATTTAACTGGTTTATCAATTAAAATTATTTAACTGGTTTATCAATTAAAATTATTTAACTGGTTTATCAATTAAAATTATTAATATTTAAATAAATATTAATATAAAAAATGAAGAATAATAATCCAAAATACATAGGTCCAGGTTATTGGGCTTCATTTCATAGAAAATGTTTTAAAGCTGATACTATGAAAGCTAAAGTAGAAGCTATGATATCTATCCATAATGATATATTTTATTTTCCATGTAATACTTGTAAAGAAGATTCTTTAAGATATTTAAGTAAAAATCCATTAGAAGAAGTTTTAGATGATACAGATGATTTAGCATTATTTAAGTGGACTGTTGATTTTCATAACCATGTTAATAATAAACTTGGAAAAAGGCAAGTTTCATATGATGAAGCAATAGAATTATGGTCAGATAATGGAGTATGTATAGAAAAAAGTTGTGATCATGAAAGTGATAGTGACGAAGATCAAAATTGATTTATTATATATAAAATTATTAAATCAATAATTGAAATATGTTCACCAGAACCGAGTTTTTTATCAAAGATGATTTAACAGAAGTTTTTAGAAATTTATATAATAGTGGTACTTTTTCAAATTGTAATGTAAATTTAGTTTTTACAGAAGAAATATCAAACAGTAAAAGAAAAATAATAATTTCAGGTCAAAGTAATAATATAAGAAATGTAATTAATATTTTGAATAATTATACAACATATTTTAGTCCTAGATAAATTAATATAAAATAAATTATTAAAAATATTAAATAATTTATATCTAACATATCTAAATTCCAAAAATTTTTATTCACAAAAGGTTGACTTAACATACTTAAAATACTTCCATAAGAAATAAAAGTTTTATTTTTACTATCTTTTCTAAACACAATACCTTCCATTCCAGGAATTAAAGCAATATATATTATGTATAATAAAGTACCTAGTATTAAATGAAAACTAAATTCTTTTTTTTTTAATTCCATTTAAATATTATTAATATTTAATAAATTTATAAAATTGAATTTTATAAATTTATATTAGATAAAATCATGGAGAAAAAAGCAAGAACCGAAAGAACTTTCAATGATTATAAGGGATATTCTGATATAGCTCAGGCTTTAAATATTCCTGATACATTTATTGGTTCTATTAGACGTAAAAAATTTAATACTTTGATTTTTGATATTAATACAAATAAATTTACAAATGAAGAATGTGATTTATCTGAAGGTTGTCAAAGACTTTTTTTAGAAATTTTATCTAATGCTGGAGATAATTGTGATGCATCCAGAAGAGCTTCAATTAATCCAGGTAAAATAGAAATTAACATGGATAGTAAAATTATTAGTATTAAAAACGGTGGATTACATATACCAGTAAAAAAAGTAACTTTAAAAAAATCAGGTGGAGATATTTCTTTAGAAACTTATAATGGAGAAGGAGATGATTTTATTTGGTTACCACAATTCATTTTTGGTCAATTAAGATCATCAAATAATTATGATAAAGGTGTCAAACGTATGGGATGTGGTCGTAACGGTTTCGGTGCAAAACTAACTAATATTTTTTCTAAAAATTTTAAAGTTGTTGTTGAAGATCCAGAACACAAATTACGATTTACAGGAATTTGGAAAGATAATATGTTTAAAGATACCCCTGATGCTAAACCTGAAGTTGAAGTAAAAGAAGTTAAATCTATAAAACATGGAAGTGTTTGTATTGAATGGTTAATGGATTTTGACAGATTTGGAATGGAATCTTATTCAGAAAAAGATATAAAACTATTTGCTAGGTATGCTGTAGATTTTTCTTTTACCTGCAAGGTAATTACTGTATTTAACGGAGTAGAATTGGATTTTAGGTCTTTACATGATTATTCTAAATTACATTTTACGGAAGAGGAATTAGAAAATAATATTGTAAAATATGTTTGGGAAGATGATTCAAATCCTTTGAATAAAGCAACTAAAAAATCTCAAGAAACTAAAATTATAAAAGCTAAAAATCCAGAAGATATACCAGAATTAGAAATTATGGTTATAGATACTCCTGATAAAGGACAAGTTATATCTTATGTTAACGGGTTGATGACAGTAGATGGTGGAGTTCATGTAGATGCTTCTCGTGAACCTATTTTCAAACATATTCAATCTATTGTAAATTCAAAGAAAAAGAAAAAAGGTGATATTACTATTTCTGGAAGAAAAATTAAAGAACATTTATCTTTTATAGTAAATGCTCGACTTGGTGATCCGGAGTATACATCTCAATCAAAAACAAAATTAACATCTCCAAATATATCTTTTGAATATCCATCAAAACTTTTGAAAAATATTGAAAAATGGAAAACTATAAATCGTATGTTTGCAGAACTAGAAGCTATGGCTGGAGTTAAAGCTAAAGATACTGATGGTAAAAAGAAAAAACATATTGTGATGGATAAAGGAGAAGATGCAAATTATGCTGGAACCAAAAATTCCAAGGATTGTACCATTTATTTTGTAGAAGGTTTATCTGCAGCCAATTATCCTCAACAAAGAATTTGTAAACTTAAAGGAGGGAAAGATTACAATGGTTACATGCCGTTAAAAGGTGTATTTTTAAACACAACAAATGCATCAACAAATAAATATGCTAATAATACAGTTATATCTAATTTAAAATCTGTTCTTGGGTTAAAAGAAGGAGTAGATTACACAAAAGATGAAAATGTAAGTGATTTAAGATACGGATTTATCATGATGACAGTTGATGCTGATGATGATGGAATGCATATTTTAGCTCTTGTGTTAAATTTTTTCAGAGAAAAATTTCCTGGTATTTTGCAAAGAAACATGGTTGGATATTTGAGAACACCTGTTATAAAAGTTTTTAAGAAAGATAAAATTATTCATAGATTTTTTAGTAATAAAGAATTTGAAGAATTTTCTAAAAAGAACTCTTTGAAAGGATGTTTAGTTAGATATTACAAAGGATTAGGAACATCTAATAACAAAGATATTGATGATGATTTAAAAACAGCTCCAACGGTAATTTGTTTCCATGATAGTAAATGTTGCGAAGGATTTGATTTAGCATTTAAGGAAAGTAAATCAGATCAAAGAAAAGAATGGATTGAAAATTGGAGAGATGTTTCTCAATCTGATGATGTAATTAGTGTGGATGTTAGTAAATTTTCAAAAAAAGATGAATTAATTACAGCACAAGATATTTCACAGTTTTTAAACAGAGAGTTGATTGGATTTAGTGTAGCCAGTTTGTTTAGAGCCATACCTTCTGAATATGATCATTTAAAAGATTCTCAGAGGAAAGCTATTTGGTCTGCTTTAGAATATTTTAAATATGATCCTAAAAACGGTAAATCTATGAAAGTCGGAAGATTTTCAAATAAATCTGCAGATATGACTTCATATCATCATGGTGAAAAATCTTTAACAGATACAATAATAAAATTAGCTCAAACATTTATTGGTTCCAATAATCTTGGTTATTTTAAAAAAGACGGTCAATTTGGTACTAGAGCAGATGGAGGAGAAAACGCGGCAGACGCAAGGTATTCAGAGACACATTTAGAACGTTGGATGCCTTTAGTTTATTGTAAAGAATCTATTAATATAATTGAAAGAAGGGTAGTTGAAGATGAAAAATGTGAACCCTTATGGTTACCAGGAGTTATCCCCGTTGGGATAGTTAATGGAATGAATGGTATTGCTACGGCTTTTTCAACTACAACACCAAATTATAATCCGTTTGATATTATTGAATGGTTTATATCAAAGTGTAAAGGAGAAGAAACAAAATTTATAAAACCATGGTATAAAGATTTTGAAGGAGAGTTAAAAGTCTGTAACCAAAAGGATAACAAAATCGAAGTAAATTGTTTTGAATGTGATGATAAATTGTGTTTGGTAACTTATGGTAAATATGAAATAATAGGTATTCATAAAAAAGGAGGACCAATAATAAAAGTAACAGAAATACCTGTAAAAACCTGGATCCATGATTATAGAAAATGGTTAGAAAGTTTGATTCATTCAAAAGATAAAATTAAACCTATATTTGATTTCAAAGATAATTCTACAACAGAAAAACCACATTTTTTAATAGATTGGAATAGTAATTATAAAACTCCAAATAATAAAAATTTAAAACTTGTTAGAAATATTGGTATGTCAAATATAACTTTAATAGATCATAAAGGATTTCCTAAAAAGTATAAAAATATGAAAGAAGTTCTTGATAAATATTATGTTCACATGTTAAAACATTATAATGATGTAAGGGACAATAGGATAAAGTGTGAAAAAGACAAAGTTACAGATTTAAGTTATAAAATGAAATTTATAAGATGTGTTTTAGATGAAAAAATTAAAATAGTAAAAGTTAAAGAAGATTATATTGAAGGTAAAATGAAAGAGTTTGATATACCTTTTGAATATTATGATAAATCTAAATCTCGAGATTTTTCAGAAGAATCTTTACAAAAGTATGAAAACTCTTTAAAAGAGTCTAAAGATCTTGCTAAACAAGCTGAGTCGACTACAGCTGAAACTATATGGTTAGGTAAATTATATAAGTTAAAAGATGAATTAACAAAAAGATATTAATTATCAAAATTTAAGTATTTTATAAAATATTTTATAAAATACGTTTTTAAAATTGATTTTATACGAAAAAAAGTAATATATTGGCGTTAATCGTTTACATAGATTTAATCTTAAGTTAACAAGACAACATCATCCGCCTGGGATCTTCGGAACCCAGAAAGAAGTTAAGTCTTGTGAAGTTGACCTTTCTTCTACCTTGGATCTTCGGAGACTTGGTAGCCTTAGTGATGGTCTTCGGACTTGAACTTTGGAGGAGTCTTCGGACTCTTTAGAATTGTCTACTGGGGTTTCTTCGGACGCCCTGCTTTAGATTTCTATACACATCGATGTATACGGTGTGAAACATTTTCTGTCACTTGGTGAGAATACTAAGGTGCTATTCGCATGGTGTTCGTTCGAAGTTGAAAGACTTGCGAAAGCGGCTGACATTGTGCTTCCCCCCCCCGGGAACGCACAGTCGACAAGGCTCACCGGAACAACCGAACTGAACGTCCCCGGACCTTCAGTTCAACTGTTCACGAGCTAAGTCGACAAAGCGGTTACTAAGACCACCAAACTAACGAAGCTCACCGGAACTGGCGAAATGGAGGTCCCTCACCACGGGGACCTCCAGATCAACAGTTTCGACGAGCTAAGTCGGTAGGTGGTCTCAGGGCCCGCTATGTCAGTTGTTTTCAAAGGTCTTTCCTCTAAGAACAACACTAATGTGAATTTGGTCAATTTCTCCGGACGTTGATCTTAGCATTCTGGTTTTCAAACCATAAAAATCAGAATTAAATAAACATAACAACACTATTAAATTATAGATAAAAAAAAATTAAAAATGATTTTTGAAAACTTAAAAATAAAAAAAATTATTAAAATGAGTTTTCAGAATATTACAAGATTTTTATCTAATTCAGTTCCAGATGTATGTATTACAAACATAGTTAACACGAATAATTCAAAAAAATATGAATTAGGAACTAATAATATAATAGAATTTTTAAAATTATATTGTGAATCTGTATATCTAAAAAATAAGAAAGATAATTTTTTTTTAGCTGAAGTTGTTACAAAAGAAGTACCAATTATTGCAAAATTTTTATTAAAATTTGATAATTTAGATGAGAAGCCTTATGGTAATAAGTTAATTAAAAACTTAATTACAAATGTAAACGATGTAATAAAAAAATTATTTATGGTTAGAAATAATGATATTTTATGTGTTGTGTTAGAAAGTGAAATATTTAAATATGATTCATGTGATTGTATTATGATTCATATACAGTATCCTTTTTGTAAAACTATAAAAAAATATATAGATGGAGAATTTAGAAATTATTTGCTTGATAATTTATCTTCTTCTAGTATTCATAAATATTTTGATATAGAACCTATTAATAGTTGGGAAGAGCGTATCATAAAAAGTACAGATTATTATCCTTTGTATGGTTCAAAAATTAAAGAATATAATTGTGAATTAATTTATTCAAAAGTTTTTGGTTTAAATTCTGATTCTAAATTACAAGAAATAGAATTAGAAGATTCAGGAGTTTTAAAATTTAGAGATCATACATATTTTTCTAATATAGGCAATCCTGAAGATTTAGATATTATCGAAGAAGATACATTAGATGAAGCAGATAATGATAAAATATTTTCTTTTATTATGTTGCCTATATTTTTAAGTATAAATTATTGTGATAACACTTTATCTAGAAAAGGTGGTAGATTAACTTTATCAGACAGTGAAGAAGATTATAATGATAAAGAAAATCCTACTGAATTAGAATTAATAAAATATTTTATTGGTATAATGAGTCAAGAAAGATTTGAAGAACCATTTTGTTTAGATATTGGTAAAGCTTTATATAATATTAGTAAAGTAACTGCTTGTTCTTCATCAAACGGTTTAAAAGAAAATAAATTATATTGGAAAAATGTATTAAAAGAAAAAAATTCAAAATTTGATATTTCAAAATGTGATGAAATGTGGTATCATGAAACTTTTACAATGAAGAATACTATAACTTATAAAACATTAGCTTTTTATGCAAGAGAAGATAATCCTACAAAATTTAAAGAATGGCACCAAAAATGGTGTATGCATATGTTAACTAAGTCTCTTGATTTAGGAGATGAAAATTTAGCAAATTCTTTTTACAGGTGTTATTTTCTTGATTATTATTATTGTGGTGGTAAAATTGATACATGGTTTAAATTTTGGAATAATAAGTTAAATTCTATTGATACATTAGAATTAGAAAATAAAGTTACAGAAAATTTTTTAAGTTTTTATGAAAAATTTAGAATTCATTTATGTAATGAGCATCATAAAACTGTAGAAAAAGATAAAAAAGATGGTATAGAAAAAAATATTGAAATTGTAAAAAAAATAATAAAAAAATTAAATCAACACAAATATGTTAAAACTTTAATAGGTTGTTGTAAAAAGAAATTTTTAATTAATGATTTTATGGAAAAAATAGATAAAGCTAGTCATCTTCTTGGAACAGAAAATTGTGTCATTGAAATGACTGATGAAGAAGCCTATACAAGAACAGGTAAACCAGAAGATTACATCACAAAATCTACAACAGTTCCTTATAGGTATGATTATAATCGTTCTGAAGGGAAAATGCATCCTGATGTAAAAATAACTTTAAAATATTTAAGTGAAATTTTTAGAAATGAAGAACTAAGAAATTTTGTAAAATTATTTTTATCATCTTTATTGTATGGATATAATTCTGAAAAAAAACTATTTTTCTTAATTGGTAAGACTAATTGTTCTAAAAGTATATTTCAAGCAATATTAACTCAAGCTTTTGGAGATTATTGTTTTAGTATGAGTTCAGACTTTTTTTGTACAAAAAAGAACGGAGGAGGTCCAAATCCTGAACTTGCTCAAGCAAAAAATCGTAGAATTGGAATTTCTTCAGAACCTAGTATTGAAGTAAACTATGACGGAGCCACAATAAAAAGATTAACAGGTAATGATGAATTTTATGCTAGAGCATGTTATGATAATGGAGGTAAAATATCAGCTCAATTTACACCTTTGATTTCATGTAACGATATTCCTGATATATCTGGTATGGATGGTGCAACAAAAAAACGTGTTAGTATGATTCCATTTGAAAGTCAATATTTTAACGAAGAAGATAGTGAAGAGTTAGGTATCCCTACAGACTATATTGAACAATTAAAATTGGGTAAATTTAGAATGGATATGGATTTTGAAGTAAATTACAAATATAAAATAGCTTGTGGTTTTTTATGGTTAGCTGTTAATAGTTATTCTAAATATAAAAAAGAAGGGTTAAAACAAACCAATTATATTAAAACTTATCAAGATAGGTATTGGTCTAAAAATGATCCGATGGTTAAATTTATTAGTGAATATTTAGAAAAAGTTTACAAAAAATCTGTTTGTAATGTTTGTAAAAATAAACAAGAAAGTCCTGTAGATTGTGTTTGTAAAGGAACTGGATTAAAGAAAGTTATCAATAAAACTAAATCTATAACACCTAATCAAGTGTGGACTTATTATAAAATGTTTTGGGCTTCTAATAACCCTAACGCTAAAATTTCTGGACAACAACATTTTGTTAATAGTATGAAATCATCAGATAGATTAGGTGATTTGTCTTCTGATAATAAATGGTATGGTTGGAAAATAAAAGAAGAACTTTAATTTATTGAAATTAAAAATAATAAAAATTATTTTTAATTTAAATTAAATAAATATAACAATCTATTCAAATCTGCAAGAATTTCATCTTTAATATTTAGCAAATCTGTTTCATGTTCATAAAGCATTGTTGGCAAAGAATCTCTAACCCAATCTCTAAAACTTTCTACATATTCTTTTGCATTCTTATCATTTATATTTTTAAATTTTAAAGAAAAAGTTGGAATATTTTTATCATTTCTGGAACCCAATAAAACTTCTACAAATTTATCAATTTGCTCTGCAAATATACTTAAGTATTTGTCTGTAGTTTTATGTCTAGCATAACTATGAGTTTTCCAATGATATAATTTTATTTGTTCTTTAAATTCCATCATAGGTTGAACTATTTCATGCATTTTTTAATTTAAATTAAATTAAAAAATTAATAAAATCCTAACATAATTATTATAAATATTAATAAAATAAAATATGTATTTTCAAAAATAGCAAATATATCTTCTAAAACAGTTCCTTCTCTAAAACTAGCACCTAACGATACAATTATAATAAAATTCAATATAATTATTGCTATTAAAACATAAAGGATATTTGTTTTGATTTTATTTTTTTTAAAATAATAATTTAAGTTGTAAATTATAATAAAAAGAAATAAAACAACTAATGTAAAAATTACACCAGCTATATAGTAATGGGCTTCTTTATTATTTTGTGGAGTAACAATAAAAATACTAATTACTAAAATAACTAATATAGTTAATAATATTATTTTAGAATTTAACATATGCATCGGCCCTCTTAAGTAAATTAAATAACAAAGTAATATAAATCCATATATTAAAGATAAAAATAAACCTATTTTATCAGAAAATGCTATTGCATCTGAAACTGTAAACGTTTTTTCTGTAAAAAATCCCCCTAATTTACCTTTTAATGAAGATATTACATAAGCATAAACTATTAATCCTACAACAATATAAAAAATACTAAAAAATGCTACAACTTTTGTTTCTAATGTAGGTACTGACATAAGTTTCTTATACATTTTTATATATATATATAAATGTATAAAATATATTTTTACTGAGATTTTTGTAAATATTTTTATCCATATTTATCCTCTCTTTTTTTTAAGAGTTTATAGAATTTTTAATATCATCATCAATAGATTTGACAAGACCTTTGCTTAATTCTTCAGGAAAATTAGCGTCTATTAAAGCATCATTTAATTTATGATCTAAATTAGTTAAATCTTCCTTTTCTTTTTTAGGTAGGTCATTGAGGTACGACCTGTTCTCACCTTTAATACTTTTAAAAGTTTCTTTATTATTATTGATAAAATTATTAATATTTTCCCTTGTTTCAATTATTTTATTTTTTTTATCTAGTGGTAAACTTGACCACCATTCTGAATATTTTTTATTAAATTCAGGGTCATCAGTTTTTATAAGACCAAAAGGACTATTCCTTAATTTTTTCAAATATTCTTCTTCTTCTGTTGTCAAACCTCCTCTAATAACTCCAAAATTCCATAATACTTCAATACATAATAATATTATAATAGTTATACCATACCAAAACATTTGTTGAGCTTGGTTACCAGGCATTACAAAACTATTTGGAGTTTCCATAAATCCATACAATGTAATTACATTGAAAATTACCATGATCAGTTCCGTTATTCTCATTACAATATAATAATTTTTATACTCTGTGACATTTTTATCACTCTGATAAGATGTTACTCTAAACCAAGTATACAGTAAACTAGCAAATAGAACTAAACTGTTAAAAACCAAAAAAAGTATAGTATATAAATTTTGATCCCTAACTAAAACTTGTACAGGCCTTTCTGTTTGAACCAGTTTAGAATAATATGCTATATTTGCAGATAAAAATCCTATAATTAAACAAGTTACAAATAAAGAACCTGCAAGGTATACTTTTTTATTTATAGAATGATGATAACTAAGAACCATTTTTATATAAAAGTTTTTATATAAAAATGCAAACAAAATTTATAAAAAGTGTCGAAAATAAATTATTTTTACTAACTTCTGATAAAGAATTAGTTAAAGCATATATAAATAAATATTTTTATAATTTAAAATTAAATAGTAAATTAGAAAATAAATTAAGTTTAATACAAATATAATTAAAATGTCTGAAATTAAAAAAATTGTACCAACAGCTATTAATTCTATTGGTATTGTGACGCTACTAGTTTTTAGTTTAAAAAAATTTAAAGATTTTGAAGAGAAAATTACAGAATTAGAACGTAAATTACAAAATCAACAAAAACCTTTACCAGTAGATAATTCTGAAATTATTGAAAAACTTAATAAAAAAATAGAACAAATGATTCCCATAAAACTAGAACAACAACAACAACCACCAAAAACAGTTGAAAAAACTGTACAAGATACAGCTACTAGTACTAACGAAGACGATGTAGATATGGCTATATCAGAATTATTAACTTAATTGTTTATTTTTACTTAATTCATCTATTAATTTTTTAACATTATGAAAATCTCCATCTTCTTCTTCATCATCTTCTTCATAATTAGAATCAATAAATTCATTTATTAATTTATTATAATCAATAATTTTATCATCTTTTATTGTAAAAACCAATACTTTATCTTCTAAAAAAGATCTAACAAAACCACTGATTTGATTTTTTTGTTTAAAATCACTAGGTCTACTTATATTTTTTATTAAAGAAGTACCGTACCTTTTCATATTAAAAGATTCTACTTCTTTTAATAATTCATCAAAAACATAATCTTTCAAAACAATATTTTCTTCAATTTGTTGCTCAGTAAAAAAATAAATATCAATATCTAAAGATTTTAATTTAAATAAAGGTAAAGTTAATTCTCCGATTTCTGTATTCATCACTAAACTATTATTACTACTCGAAATCGAACCAACTCCGGGATATTTAGTTAAAAAATCGTAAAAAATGTTACTAATTTTTTCTAAATGTTTCACCGTAAACATCGTAACTAAAGTTGTTATAGTAAAACTAAAAAAAAAATTATTTAAATTTAAAGTACTCACAGGAACCATTTTATAAAATTTTTCTTTATAATATTTTTATTTATATTATTTACTTAATATAAATAATTATGTGTTTTCATAATTATGAAAACTGAGGTTCTATTTTAATTTTATTTTTAGATTTAGTGATATAATATAATCCACAACAATTTAAATTATGGATTTTATTTATTTTTTGAATTTGTTTAATCACTTTTTTTAAAATAGTTATTAAAGTCATACTTTGGTTGTAAACTTTTGTATCATAATCATCAAACCATCTAACAGTTATTTCTGTAAATTTATCTGTAATTTTATAATTTTTTATTTTATTTAATTTATTTTGATTCAAAAGATCATTAAAATGGAAAAATAGTTGTTCATCTTTTTTATCTTTTAAGTATATTCTCATTTTTTAGTTGGACTTTTTTTTTTCTTTTTTTTAGTTGGACTTCTTCTTTTTCTAGGTTTTACTTCATTTAAACCAGTAATAGCTTTAACAATAAATGATAGTAATAAAAATGGTAAAAATATGGGAGCAAATAAGAAAGCGATAATATAACAAAATATTCTAGGCATTTGTAAATTGTAACACATCCATCTAGCTAAATAAATTATTACTAAAATTATGAAAACAAATATACCAATAGGGAAAAATATAACCAATAATATAATTATTGGTAAGGGTACCTCTGGAAATTTTGGCTGTTCGTCGTTCATTTTAATTAAAAAAAAAATAAAATTATAAAATTATAAAGAATATGTAATAGAATTAGAAACATAAGGAGAATCATAATTTACAGTATATCCTAAATCTTCCAAAACACCTAATGTCATTCTTGTTAGAACAGTTCTATCTGTTTGCAAAAGTCCTGTCATCATTTCTTTTTGGAAATGTGGATAACAAACTCCTGCGTCAACTCTTGATTCAGAAGTTGAATCGTTAAACGAGTCTCCTTGTAATCCTTCTTCAAAATGGGAATTTTGTGTACCTGAACCAAAATTATTTTCTACTGGAACTTTTACAACATCTTGATAATAAGGATAATTTGTTTCTTGTAACAATGTTTTATATTGTAAAACACCGTTTGTTCCAGTATAATAAAAGTTAGAAACATTGTTATTCCAGGTTGAACCTACCCCAACTCCAAGAATATGTAAAATTTCATGTATCAAAATTGGTACTTTTTCACTTAAGTACATATCATTTAAATAAGTATATTGACTAAGTCTAGAATTTAATATAATCTTTTTTTGGTAATAATAAGCAACACCAGCTGTATAATTTCCTAAATCTTCAAATGATAAAGAAATTTCATTTGTATGTTCAGAAGTAATAATACTATCCATGATTTCTTTACATTTTTGTGTAATTTGACCTATATCACTATTATCTGAATTTTGAAATGAAATAGAAAAAGATTTTGAATATACTTTTGAATCAAAAAAAGTTGAGCCTCCTCCTCCTCCGGGATCACCTCCCGAACCTGTACTAATAACAATAGCTAAAACTATACCTATAACTATAAGAAATAAAATAGTTATAGAAATAGTTTTTAAACCTAATTCCATTTTATTAAATATTAAAATATAATTAATAAAATATATTTTATTAATTATATTTTAATTTAATGGTAACATCGCATAATAAGTTGAAATTTTAGTATTTTCATAAATTTCTATATATTTTGAAACAGTCCCTGTATCTGTTGCAGCTTTTTGTATTAATACATCATTTTCTAAATGATAATATATAATAACAACATCTTTATCTTTATAATTTTTCCAATTTAATCCATATTTTATAACTTCTGATTGTGTCCCTTTTTTAAATAACCATAAAATATTATCATGTTCATATAAAAATTCATCCATATTAACCATATCTTTGATAACTTCTAATTTAACATAAGAAGTATTAATTGTATTAATAGATTCTAAATTTGTAATTATTTTTGTATTTTTTGTTTTTTTTTCAAAATCAAAAGAATAATTATATTCTTTAAAAATAATATTTGAAGGTGTCTCTTTTGTATTAGATAAATAATTTACAACAGATAAATATAAATATAATTCTAAATTTATTTTCCCATTATTAAATATAGTAGGTTGATAATTACTAAGCCATTCGATACAAATTTTAACTGATTTTATACTTCTAGGTATATTAATAATTCTAATATTTTTAAATTTTCCATAATTTAATTCTGTTGAAACATTCTTTACATTTAAATATTTTTTCACCCAGGAAAATAAATCAGTGCTTTTATCTAAATGTTTTAAATATAAAATTATTTTTAAAATTATTTTACAATTATTTTCTATATTATTTGCATAATCTATAAAATCATTTTGATTTGTTTTTTTATGACTTTCAATAATATATGGTAAAAATTTTTTTTGATTTATTGAATTTGTTTTACATGGAATAAAAATTTTATTACCCATATCACCATATTTATAATAATGCCCATCAACTGATCTTTCTTTAGGTATTCCCATTAAACTAAAAACTACATAATCTGGAATATTTTTAATAACTTTAGTAACTGATTCAGGAATATTTAAAGGAAATGTTTCAGGAAAAAATATTGGTATTTCGTACTCAATAGTTTTATATATATGTTTTATGTGTACACAAAAAGTTCTGCCACTAGATGAAATTCTCTGAGACAATATCTCATGGTCTTTTAAAATATAATTCCAATTAACTTTTGAATTTGGATTTTTTCTTTTAATTAAATTTTTATCAACAGTATAATAACCAAAACTATCTATATAATTTCTCATTACTTGTGACCTTTCAAATAAACTAATTTTTTCATCTTTAATTAAATAATAATTTTCATCTTCTTTATAAATAAATAAACAAGGATATCTATCTATTATTTCTCTACAATGAAAGTTAAAACAATTTGGTTTTTCTAAAATATATAAATTATCTAATTTAATAAAAACAAAAATATTAACATTAAATATAACTTCTAAACATTTATAAAAATATTTTGAATCAAAAAATTTTGTATGATCTTTTACAAGTTCTTTAAAATTATCTAAATTATAACATTCTTGATACATTATTTCTAAATTTACAAACTTTTCTAACTTTTTTCTAAATTTTTTTATATAACCTTCTTTATCTTCACTTTTGAAAAAATTAGAAAAGTCTTTTTGTTTTTTATTTATTCCAGCAAAAATACAATAAATTAACGATGAATTAGATATTTCTTCTACTTCTATTCCCCCTTTAAAATACATTTTTAATTTTTTCTCTTTCATATTAATAATATTTTTTATATCTTGTGGTACATTTTTAATATTTATATTTGTTTCTTTGCTTTTGCTTTTTGAACAACATGGAAGTTTATTTTTATAATAAATAGATGGAAATTCACTTGTCGGACAAACATAGTTACTTTCATCCATATTAATTATATTTCTTAAAGAAGACCAGTTTTTTACATCTTCTTCTCCGATTAATATTGGTTGATGCTTACAATCACAATCTCTAACATATTTATTATTGTTAAATTTTATATTATTATATTTTAAAAAATCTACTTTCTTTTTTGTAAAAAATTTTTCTGTTTTAACTAATTTATAATTTAATTCATCATTTATATAATCAAAAATTTCATTATATGTAAAATTTTGTCCACCATAATTAATATTACCAATATCTTCACTGTTCATATAATTTGTAACAACACACAAAATATCATATATAAATTTTAAATTTTCAGTATTAATATCGTAATAGTTTACTATATAATAATTTTCTAAATAATTAGAAATATCAAAACTTCCAATATTTTCTTCATTAACAGATTTTCTAATTTTATATGTTAAGTTTTTCATAAAACTTCTGGGAAAGTTTTTTTCTTGAAGATATATAAAATTATTAACAATATCATCAAATAAAGTTAACATATAAAATTTAAAATCATCATAATTTTTTATATATAAATAAAAAAAGCCTTGATAAGTTGTACCAAACGTCTCGTTTATTTCTATTATGTTTTTAAGTTCTGGTGTTAAAAATATTTCAACTATATTTTCTATTTCTTTTTTATTAAATATTATTTTGCTGTCTTTTACATTAATATAACAATAAGATAATAAATTTTTTTCTTCAATATATATATGGATAATATCTTTTTCATAAGTGTTGTTATCAATATTAAAATCATAGTTATTATCAAATTTAAACATATTATTATATATTACTATTTTAATTTTATCAGTTATATTAATATAATTAAATAAAATTTTAATATTGATATCATTTAATTTTTCTTTATTAAATAAAATTGTATAATCTGATTCTATTTTTTTATTTGTATACTTCATTTCTATATTTTTTTCGTTAATTCCTATACTGTTAAAATTTTTATAATAAACTTCTAACTGTTTATAAAAATTTATATAGTTATTTATACTTTTTTCTATTTTACTTTCTAAATTTTCTACATTATCTTTTAAATCTATAATGTATTTCTCAATTACATTTAATTTTTTTTGATTAGCATAATTAAAAAATTCTACAAATATCTTTTGTATAGTTTTAATATCATAATCATCTTTAAATAAAATATAAAGAAATAAAACTTTGTTTTCTATATTATATTTATATTTATCTAAAAATTTTTGCAGAAATTCTATATCATCTTTCCTAACACTAACAAATTCAATCAAATTGATTAATTTTCCCTTATATTCTTTTATAAAAACAGGAGGTATATTGTTTTTTTTTGATAGCTCGTATGTTTTTTTTATATTTTTGTCTATTTTTAACAAACTCATTTTATAAAAGAAGAAAATGTTTCAACTAATTATAATTATAATTTTACTAACTTTGATATGTTATTTAGAATTATTCCAAAAAAAAGAAGGTAAATTTATATCTTTAGATAAATCACAAAATAATTACAAAGTTGATCAATTGGTTTTCACATCTTTTTTAAAAAATGATGATATCATCCTAAAAGAACATGAATCAATATTAATACTTTTTAGTCCAAAAAATATTAAAACAGAAGATTTTTGGTATTTAGATGTTTACCATGACAAAGACATAATATACACTTTTTTTAAACCTCTACGATTACAATTTTCGACATCTGATATACAAAACACACATTCTTTAAATACAAATACTAAATATACAATTTTTTTAAGATCTAATATAGATATAGAATCCACTTCTTATAAATATTTACATCACAAAGATATGGAAATATTTGAACAAAATAGTAAAATATTTGTTCCAAATTATTATAATGATATTGATTTAAAAAATAATTTTATAAATTACTGTTACCAAATTATTAAAGAAATGAAAACTAAAAATTGGTATCTTAAATTTTTTATCGACAGTAAATCATACAACTCCATTCCAGGAAATATTTTTAGCAATAAAATAAATACTATACTTAAACAAAACCAAAATTGTATTATAGTTTGCAGTAACAAAAAAAAATCTCTCGACATTAACCAACATATCGAAATTCATACATCCTTAAATAATTTTAGTTGGTCACCAGATAATGACTCATATATCTCACATCTTATTATTGAAAACGAAATAGATAATAATAAAATACAAATTATTGAACGTTGCGGTGATTCTGTTTCAAATAGTAATTTATTACCTTTTCGATTGATTGTTTTTGAAAAATATTAATAACTATATATAAAAATTATATATATAAAAATTATATATATAAAAATATGTCTAGAAAATCTCCCAAATTATCTGGAACAATTTTTCCAATTAAAACAAGACGTTATGGAATTGATGGAAACATTTGGGAAGTTAAACAATTTAAAAATAGTAAAAGATGGGTTTTATCTGATAACAAAACTCCTATTAAAATAAAAAAAATGGAATTCGAATTAGTTGGTTCATATAATAAAAAAAAACAAAAATATAAAGAATTTGATATAATTAAATCAAAAATATTGAATAATGTATTTTTAATAAATAAATTAAAAGTTTCTTATAAACCAAAAAAAAATTATATATATTTATATCATTCATATGAATCAAAAACAAAAGATTATGGTGGAAGGTGGTATAATACAGATGTTTTGAATAGTAAATATAAATTAGATGGTAAAAAAAAATATTTACATATTATGTTCCACAATACGAAGACGAAAATAAATTGTTAAAAAATGTAAAAGTTGAAATTTTCTTTTCAGAAGTAGGATGGAATAAATTTACCAATATATTCCAATAGTATCTTATTCAAAAAATTTTTGTTAAAATTGATTATAATTATGATTTATAGATATAAATCATAATGCCTAAGGTAAGAGGTGTTATAATTGGTTTTCATGGATGCGTTTATAATAAATTTGGTAATTCAGTTTTAAGTGCATTACAAAATGTTTTTAGATGTAAAAGCTTGAATATTAAAAGAGAAGATTTAATTCAAACAACTGGATTAAATATAAATAAAAGAATTTTAGATGTTTTGAATAAACCACATGTTGAAATTAAATGGACTGAAATGTATGGAAAAAAACCTTCTTATTATGATTCTTTAGAATTAGAGAAAGATTTTTACAGCATTTATAATACAAATACAAAATATCAATTGCTTCCAGGAGTAGAAAATGTTTTAGAACTTTTAAAACAAAAAAATATAAAAATAATTTTAAATTCAGAACAAAAAAATTTTAATTTTGATGATTATTTTGATTATGTCATAACTGATAATGATAAATTTAAACCATATTCAACCTGGAAACTTTTAGAAAGATTAGATATATATGATATTAAAAGTGTTATCAATATTGATTCTACAGTTCCTGGATTGATTGGTGGAAAAAATTTACAATGTATTAATATTGGTGTAAACAGGTGGTCTCCTCATATTAATAATATTTCTAATGAGTTAAAATACGAAGTCAAAAATTCTTATGATTTGTTAAGTTTGACAAATCCAGATTATTTGTTACCACATTTTTATAACTTTGAAGAAATATTAAATGAAATTGAAAATTATTAGTACTTTAATATTATAAATATATATTTATAATATGGACTACTTTCCAGAAAGACAATATTCTAATAATGAAGTTAAAAATTTTATAGTTAAAAATTTTATTCATATTATTTTTAATTCTAGTATAGATGATGAACAATTACATAAAATACTTTTACTTATTCCAAAACATAAATTACAATTTTCTGAAAACAAACCAGAGTTTTCTTTTTGTCATTTATGCAAAAAGAATAAAACTTGTGAATTCCAATTAACTAAAAATATAAAAACTTGTAAAAACTGTAGATTCTTGATATATAATTTGATTGAGTGGTTCAATTTTTTATATTACCATTTTATACCTAACATAGATGGAATTGTTTACGATGATTTTTTAAAAAAAATTTTATTGGAAGATTTTTTTAAATATAGAAATAATTTTATAAATAACAAAAAAATACCAGATAATGAAAAAATTGAACCAGTTATAAAATTATTACCTGATCCAAATCCTCCAATGGAATATGTTATTATTTGAGTAAATGATAACATATCAATTATTTGAGTAAATGATATGATATCAATTATTTTAGTAAATGATAACATATCATTTACTCATACATAAATAAATTGATATTAACAAAAATACTATAGTAAGTCTATAAAACAAGTCAGAAAATGTTTGACAATAAATATAAATTTTAACGTCATCAATGTCAGTTAAAGGATCATCAGGATGTTCTCCGTCAGCTATAGCTTTAGTTCTTAAACCTGCTGTAACTAGTGCTAAAACTACATAAATAACAGCTACAAGAGCTGTGAACATATAAAATTTATGTGAATGAGAATATTGATTTTTTTTTGCACTTAACATTTTTATATAATAAATTTTTTTATATAAAAATTAAAATCACCAGGAAAAAATGTTCTAAAAAGTCTCAAAAATTGATTTTTTTAGATTATTTGTAGTTTTTTAGCATTCACTATTGAGCAAACAGCAGCTACCTCCAAAAGGTACATTTGTTCAAAATGACTTCGAATACCCCTCCTGAAACCCACAAAGATTTTTGGCTTCTATGCAAGGCCACCAAGCATCTGGACATTGCGGCTTGCTGTGGTAATCTAGCTTTTGATAGTGCTGGGACATTCGTCTACTACCTGACTCCCGCAGGAGTGTTGATGAAGGCGAAGACGACATGGGGCGAGTACTGGCAGGAGGTAGACTGGGATACGATATCCCCTGCCTAACTCTACATGGTCAATTAGACAGGCTAGACTGGAACGTCAGCTGTCATACAACACCTGGTGATTTTAATCACCACCAGATGTTAAACTTTAACTTAAAAGATAAAATATACACTTTTTAATAAAATTTAATTGTTCACAATTAATAGAAAGTGAATATATTTTATTAAAACTAAAATAAACAAAAAAAAACATTTTAAAGTCTTAAAAATTGATTTTTTTATATTATTACTGGTTTTTAGTCCCGTGACCGGTTCAAATCACCGACCGTTCGCATCAGTCTACCTCGTTCTACTCACCTCTTCCCCTACCAGGTAGCAAGCGTTGAAAGACAACCCAGGATGACGTCCGCTCCTGAGCAACCCTCATCTGAACAACACGTCGTCGAGGAACCATCTCCTGAGCAACCCGTCGCTGAACAACACGAACAGTGGCATGAACTCAACCTTGCCATAGCCAATCTCATCAGGGTGGCTTCACCTGAGCAAAGAGATCGGTTGGCTACGATTCTCCAGATGACCTGATATTCCACCAACTAGAGTGAGTTCTCTAGTATAAAATAAAAACTCTTCGCATGACAAATGGTCGAAATCCCTGTCGAATAACTTTTTTGGTTGTTCCACAAAACCAAAAACATAGTAATATCAAAATTTTATAATATTATAAATCAATTTTAGTCTCAAAAATTGATTTATTGAGATTATTACTGGTTTTTCAGCCACGAGCGTGAACCCCCAGTTGTGGTTTGTCCCCCTCGACTCCCCAACCAACCCCTCTCTCTCTCACCAACCCCACTCCTCTACTGTCTGCGACTTATCTCCGCCTCCCTTCCAGTGATCAAAAAATCCCTCCCTCGCCGGTCTGTGTCGGTACAGCTAATCTTTTGGAAACAACATGTCATTCCAAAGACTTCAGCAAAAGGTCAATCAAAAGATCGCTGAACTTCAGCAACTTGTTGCGAAACTTCAGCAACAAGTTGTGGAAGATGATCAAAAGATCGCTGAACTTCAGCAACAAGTTGCGGGACTTCAGCAACAAGCTGATCTTGATTCCATTTTTCACCATGATTGGCTTCAAGAATGTCAAACCAGTGATAATCTCCGACAACAGCTTTCTGAACGTGATGAACGGCTTGCTAAACGTAATGAACGGCTTGTTGCTCATCATGATATGCTCATCGAACTGATAAGCGTTATATGGGACTATTGTAGTCCCGAGTTTCTGGAGAGGAATCTGGAAGATTCCTCTTGGCAGACCCTCAATGAGTCCCTCGACTTTAGACCGAGTTAGCCTCCGTCACCAACATCTGCAAGATCAGTAACTACTGATATCGTAGACCACAACCACCATCCGGTGATTTTAATCACCACCAGATGTTAAACTTTAACTTAAAAAAATATACACTTTTTAATAAAATTACATAATATGTTTCTCTATGGTCTGATACTTCTAATTTTATAATATTCAATTGTCACAATCGAATAGAAAGTGAACATGTATTTTGAGTGTTTACGGACACTCAGCACGGGTGCGTGGTTTACACCGGAGACCACTCTGTGGTCACATTGTCATCAGCTGAGTGTTGACCCATGTAATTCCATCATCTAAATGATCCTCATCAGGAGTCCCTGTTGTAAAAGGGTATTCCACTCGCCTCAGGATAGGAATACACTTGGTACTCTCCCTGTTCCGAATATTGGATTGGTATCCTGGAATTTTGTCAATCCGTTCCTGAATTTCTTGGAGCTGTTCGAGTGCGGTCTGCATCATATGACGTGTGATGCCCGGTTTATCCTTGGTAGTCTTCCATTCCACTTTGTTGGGCGAGTGAACATGGAGAACGAGATCACCGCTCTCGTGGTCCTTGAGCTGTCCAAACTTTAGGATCACAAGTTGGAAGAGCAAGCTCTTATCGGTCAAATCCAATTTTTTGCATTTGGCGGAAATAACAATGATTCCCGCAAGCACCAAAAGCCTGCACCCGTCCGCCCCATCGCTGGGGTGTATCTTCTTACCTTCCGGATCGAACTTGAATTTCAACTGTGCCACATAGCCCTTGTGACATGTGGCTCTCTTGTCTTTTTCGGAGTAAGGCGGAAGATGAATAGTTTCCGAAGGTCCTTCAACAGGCACATAGCCTTTCTTGTGGTTTTTCTTGCGGTTTTTCTTTGAAAAGACCCCCCCCATGTCAGAAGAGTCGGTCTGCTTTTACCTTCTTGTTTGGAATACCGTGGTTTTTCTCTGTGATACAGAGAATCACTAAACTAAAAAAATAGATTTACTTAAAAAAAATCAATTTTATAGATTAAAAATAAACTTTTTTTGATAAATTTTTATTTTATAATATTCAATTTGTTCACAATCGAATAGAAAGTGAAACATGTTTTTTTGAGTGTTTAAGGACACTCAGCACGGGAGAGGGAGGACGTACCTATGATAAGAGGTTCATCACACGCCGGAAATATTGACGTTTCCACCCTGACGGTCCATCCACCAAGCCAGATGTTCGACAACGATGTCATTGTTGCCGATGATACCTATGTACATGTTCTTCTGGTTGCCATACCTAGCCACCCATTGGTGCTTATGCTGACCAAGGGCAGGTGGTTCCTTCCGACTAACACAGATACATGTGTGGTACCACGTTTCAATAGAACGACCACGGTAAGGCTTGATCGTTTCCTTGAGTATACCGATCAGCTTGCGTTGTTCTTCGGAAGCTCCGTCTCTATTGAAAAGCGGGAAAGATAAGCCATGTGCGTATGGATCCTGTCTCATCTCGAACATGACAACGAACAGGGCACAATCTACACACAGTATACGACGACCATTTTCAACTACTGTACACATATCCAGGAGAGTTTGTAGGCTCAAGTCCAGATATACTGCTATCATTGAGCTTACAAGACCTAATAACCGGGAGTCAGAGCGGATACCGTAGCGTATTTCATCCACCTCCCCGAATAAACGAGCTATTTCCTTATTAAGGACACGGGATTCGGTCCCGTTTCCTTCCTTCTCCGACATGATGTAACTAAAAAAATCAATTTATTAAAAAAAATCAATTTATTAAAAAAAATCAATTTTTTAAGTATAAATATACACTTTTTAAGTAAAATTTAACTTAAAAGAAAAAAATATACACTTTTTTCAAACTTAATTATAAATTATATATTTATAACTTTAAAAGATAAAAATATACACTTTTTTTCAAACTTAGATAATATTCATGAAAAATAATAATTTTTGATAATTTTATCAAAAATGATAATTTTATCAAAAATGATATCACCAATATCATGGATGGGTTGATCAAAATTCCGATATAATGGAGGTGCTTTCTATCGGATATATATGAAAGTATCGGGATAATTTAACCACTTATAACACCTATAATAATTAGTAATTTCTATAAAATATAGTGATTTTATGGCATTTTACTATCTTTTTAAAAAAGTGTATATTTTTAAATTAAACTTATATTTTAACAATTTTATCTTAATTTATTAAAATATACACTTTTTAATATTTATAAGTTACATTTTTTAAATTATTAGTCAAGAATTTAAAAAGTGTATATTTTTAAAACAAAATTGATTAATTTTAAAATGAATTTTAAAAAATGGGTCGGACAATTGATTCGCTCAAATTTTATATTGATTTTCTTGAGAATCCAAATGAATCAATAAACAAATACAATTATATTACTCCAGGAGCTAAAACAGATTACGGATTTGATAAATTTGTTTATGGTATTTGTGGAGAGACTCCACCTACAGACGAACAGTTTAGTTCTCTTCTTAAAAGAATTGGAGAACTAAATTCTGATAAACTTCATGAATCAATTACGGATTCTGTTGTAAAAAATAGAGGAAATAATCTAAGAACCCTTCTTGGAGATAATTTCTCATGGGTTAGGATAATTTATGATACAATTCCTTAAGTAATTAAAATTGATTATTATTGATTTAAATTTTTAAATCAATATGGATTCGCTTCATGAGGAAATGAATATGGATTTACTTCATGAGGAAATGAATATGGATTCACTTCCTCATGAACTCCGAGAAAAAATATTATTGAAACTTGATGATAAAAAAGATATTTATTCATTATCTCAAGTTTCTAAAAGTTGGTATGAATCGTCTCAAGAATCAACATTTGTTAAAACAGTTAGATCTAGGAAAAAAAATATAAAAAATAAAATTAATTACATACACAATTTTCATGAAGAAATTTATTATCCAAATATAAGAAGAAGAAGTATTAAGGATATTTCATATGAAATGTCATGTGAAATATCCTTAATTTTTAAAGATATTTCACGTGACTGGGATTGGGATGTTATTAATGTTGAGGATAATAAGTCTTCTTTTTATGTTAATAAAAAATATTATAAACCTAATAATAAATATTATATAAAAAGAATTAAATATCCTAAAAAGAAGATTAATTAAAATTGATTATTATTGATTTAAATTTTTAAATCAATATGGATTCACTTCCTCCTGAAATTAGAAATAAAATATTATTGAAACTTGATGATAAAAAAGATATTTATTCAATATCTCAAGTTTCTAAAAGTTGGTATGAATCATCTCAAGAACCAAATTTTGTATTCACGGTTAGATCAAGAATATGTATGGGTATGATATCATCTCCAGAACCATTCCGTGTAGGTCTTCGTAAAAATCAGATGTCCAGTTGTTTTTTACTAACTGAGGCTGATGATTTAAACTCTTTACTTTATTCAGGAGAAGATGATATGGGTATGATATCAAAATTACAAGAACCTATAGGAGTTTCTTTAAGCAATATAAGACATTCTAATATTTTTAATATTAGAAATAGTGAGAAATCGTCTTGTGTATTACCTTTTGGTGTTATTTATGAAATTATTACATGTGTTAACGAAGAGGTTAAAAAAAAGTTATACCAAATCATAATTGATTTTTAATTAAATTTTTAATTAAAAATGGAAAAAGTGTACTGGGAATGTTTTACATGCAAAATAATTGTTAATTCAGATTTAGATGAAAAACAAGAATGTATTTTTTGTGGAAAACCAAGAGATGCTTCAGTAGAATTAACAGAAGAAGGAAAAATTAAATATTCAAAAGTTTTTTGGTGTGATCATGAAGATTGTTTGACAAGTACAAGATGTTTTGATTCACAAAAAGAATTAGATTTACATTACAATTTATGTCATTAATTATTTTATATATTACACAATATATAAAATTGATTTAAAAATTATACATAAAGAAAATGGTTAAATATAGTTTAGAAAACAAATTAAAATTTATAGATTTATTTGCAGGAACAGGTGCTTTTACATTATCACTTGAAAAAAACAATAAATTTAAATGTGTATTTTCAAATGACATAATGGAGTGTTCAAAAAAAATATATGAACTTAATAATCCTGATCATAAATTTATTTTGAAAGATTTGAATACTATAAATGTATCAGATATACCTAAACATAATTTATTATGCGGAGGGTTTCCTTGTCAACCTTTTAGTATAGCTGGTGAAAAAAAAGGATTTGACGATAAAAGATCAAATGTATTTTGGAAAATTTTAGAAATTTTAGAAAAACATAAACCAGAAATAATTATTTTAGAAAATGTTAAAAATTTAAAATCTCACGATAAAGGTAAGACATATAAAATTATTGAAAAAAGTTTACAAAAATTAGGTTATTATATAAAAACATCTATACTTGATACAAATAAAATTACTAATATTCCACATCATCGTGAAAGAATTTATATTTTAGGATTTTTGGATAAAAAAAAATACGATAAGTTTGATTTTGATTTTCCAGAAAAAACCCAAAAAAAGATATCTGATATATTAGAAAAAAAAGTTAGTGATAAATATTATTATTCAAATAGATTTAAAGTATTTGAAGAAATTAATAAAGGTATTACAAAAAATATTTCTGAGAACGTTTTGTATCAATACAGAAGATTTTATGTAAGAGAAAATAAAAGTAATTGTTGCCCAACATTAACAGCTAATATGGGATCGGGAGGTCATAATGTTCCACTCTTAAAAGATGATACGGGAATTAGAAAATTAACTCCAAGAGAATGTTTTAATCTACAAGGATTTCCATCAGATTATAAACTTCCAGATATTTGTGACAGTTCTTTATATAAATTATCAGGTAATGCTGTATCAATACCTGTGGTAGATTTAATTGTTAAAAAACTAGATTCTATCATTTAAGTAAATCATAAATAGAACCCTTCCAAATTAATTTATCCTCTAATTTATCTCCCCAAGTTTTTATTATATCAAATCTTGGTCTTCTTCCTGAATCTTGTTGTTCTTCAAGAGATGAATTTTTATTTATTTTAACATTCTTTAAATCTTCACTATAATTTTTTAATTCGTATAATTCAAATACACCATTATAAATGTGGTTTTTTGCTTCAAGATAGAATAATGTATCTCCATCTATATTTTTTTTAGGACTAAATTGTGATGGTCCATTAAAATGGCATTTAACTTCACCTTGTGTATTACTATCTCCAGTTATAACTATAATATCACCTTTACAATCCCAAGAACATTTCCTATCTAGATATCTTAAAACATATAGAACAATATTTTCACTTATATAGTCTGGAAAATTAGGAATTCTTCCTATAAAATGTCCAATTTGTTGTTCTAATAATAAAAATTTTCGAACATAATCTGCAAATATTTTATAACGTGATAGCAATACATTTTTAGGCAAAATATCAATATTTTTTTTATTTTTAGTTCTATTTTTTATCCAAATATTTATTTTTTTATCCTCTTCTAATTTTTTAATTGATCTCCACCATTTTTGAATTATAATACATTCTTTAATATTATTTTGAGGTTCAATCCCTTCATTTGTATTTTTTTTTATTTCAGAAGGCATGATATTTTTTTAAATTTATATAATTATAAATCAAATTTAAATTTTTTATAACAACTATTACAAATTAAGAACCATGGGTTCCTAATTTTTTTTTGGTTTTTTTTAATTTGGTAGTAGTAGGGTCCACTGTGGTCGTCCCCGATTCTCTATCCTAAAGCCTAAACTCTCCAAGGACTCGCATAACTTCTTCTTCAACATAATCTGTATCACAGTAGTACTAATTCCGTTTGATTCAACATAATGCCAGAAATCTCCCAATCGTGTAGAACTAAGAGAGTCAAACCCCTTCTCCTCGAAGTATTCTACCAAAAGTTCCTTCAATGGTTCTAAAGGGTTCTCTGCGTAAATCCTAGTAAACTGATTATTTATAAGAAAATTTAAAACCTTATCATTACTAAAATAATAACTATAGGCAAACTTGTGCAAGTTCTTCGAACACAAGTCAATGTCTATCTTTCCATTCCTGAAAAAATGAGACCTATCCAAATCTGGATAACTATTCTCAACTATCTTCAAAAACTTACCCTTTCCCTTTAATAAGGCAACGTACTGTGGAGTCATGTAGTTGTTATCAACGATCCAACTGTAAAATGGCTGAAGTCCACAAATACTCACAGACCCTCGGTTCACGGTCTTCATCCAATGATAGAGTAAACAATTAAAGTAGTCCGAAAACGACTTAAATCTAAATGGAGCAGATGGACACCAATCCTCTGTGCCGCAACCAGGACACCTTTCAGCGTCAGACACATTGTAAAACTTTACAACACAGTCTACGCAATATAACTGCCTGAATCCACAACAAGCAGAACCCTCTAAGTTACCCTTCCTAATAAGACAAATCGTGCAAATATAGGAATCACAAAAACCTACCATGATGCGAATTCTAAGACTCGGTGTATATTACAATATTTTGAAAATAAATCAATTTTTTTCACTAATTTTAATATTTTTCTATTAAATTTGATTTTATTTTATAATAAAACAAGTAATTAAAATGGAATATCCTTATTATAATTTATACGCAGATGAGAATAAAATTTTAAATGATTTCAATAAATTACAAAATTTTTATCCAGAAGTAATAGAAAATTTAACATCAATTTCTTTATTATCTGTTGAAGAAAATTATACATCTCATTTATCTATGATTAAAATTACAGATTGGTTTTCAGAATCAGAAAGAGTTAGGTGTCAATTTAAAAAATTTAGACCACCAATAGAATTATATCAACAAAATAGAAATTACTACAAAAGATTTTTAAAAAATTATAAAACTATAGATGATAAATTATCACACAACATAAAAATGTGTAATAATTTTCCGGTAACTTTAGTTATGACAGTTTTAAAATTATTTAATCCTCAAAAAATGTTAGATATGAGTTCTGGTTGGGGTGATAGATTAATTGGAGCAATTGCTTATGGTTGTGAATATACAGGAGTTGATCCAAATGTAAATTTAAAACAAAAATATAAAAATATAATAGATTTTTTTAAAGCTGATCCAAAAAAATATAAAGTTTTTACAAAAGGCTTTGAAAATTTCAAAGTAAAAAAAGAAGAATATGATTTAGTTTTTAGTAGTCCTCCGTTTTTTGATTTAGAAGTTTATAGTGACCAAAAAACACAATCTATAGAAAAATTTTCTAATTTAAATAATTGGAAGAAATATTTTTTATTTCCTTCTTTAAAAAAATCACTTGAAGGATTGAAAGCTGGAGGACATTTAGCAATATATATTTCTGATTATGGAAAAATAAAATATACAAAAGACACAAAAGATTATGTAAAAAGTTTAGGTAATAACGAATTTATAGGAACAGTTAATTGGATTAATATAGATGGTTCTAAAGCAATAAGAAATATATATGTTTGGAGAAAAATTTAAAACCGGTGGTGATTAAAATCACCGGTCGTGGTGTGATCGTGAAAGTGATTTATTGGTTTCAAACTTTTGAATGACCTGCTTCACTTCATGACACGACGAGTTTCTTTTCAGTCTGATTTACCAAGATGTTCTTTGCGATAGTCGTCCCCTGTAATCTTGTCAAACTCGGCGGAAGACATACCCACACCGTGTCTAGAATGAGTGATGATATGAAATCCGCAATTTGCTCCATCCCGCACATGGTCAGTCAAAACTTGGGCCTGCCTTTGGACAAACTCAAAGCATTCCTCGCTTTGAAAGACAGGTACCCTCTTTTTGGTAGTTGGATCCTCAAATTCAGGATCATCTAGAATCAACACTAGAGTATCGGCATCCAAGCTCTGAATCAGACGTGTAAAACTGGGTGTAAACTCCTTAAAAGGAAGAACAATGACGCCAAGTCCATAATAATCGCTCATGACGAAGAATCAACTAAAAAACTAATAATAATGTGAAAAAATAAATTTTTTAGACTTTTAATACTTTTTTTTATTAAATTTTTAATTTAAATAATTTAATTCATCTTTACAAATTATTTTTGACAAATATTTGATATTTTCTTTTATATGATCTAAATTAGTTGATCCTATAATAACACTACTATTTATGTTTTCAGATAAAACATAATTTATAGCAAGATTATTAATTGGTATGTTTCTTAAAATACTCAAATTATTTAATTTTTTAATTTTCTCAATATTTTTATCAGTATTGTAAATACTTTTTTTTCTTGTATCAAGTATAAATCCTTTTGCTAAAACTTCCCAACATAAAACTGGAAACTTAGTTTTTTTATACCATTGATATTCATCCAAGTTCATATGAACTGTACCTGGCCATAATTTATCTTTGGGTGGTTTTAAAATTGAATATTGAATAGATGAAAAAATAGGTTTTATTAAATTATTTTCTTTACAATAATTTATAGCTTCTTGTAAACGTTTATGGGTCCAATTACTTACTCCCCAATTTGATATATAATTGTTTTTTACAAAATAATCCATCATTTTTGTTATTTTACTTATTGAAATATTAGGATCATCTCTATGAAGTAAAAATAAATCTATTTTACTTAAATAATTTAAAGAAATAAAAAGTTGGGATGTAATAAAATTTCCTTTTAAATTAGGTTTCCATTTTGCTTCAGGTCCATAACATCCACCTTTTGTTATAATTTTAATTTCATTTTGTTTTTCATTTGTTAAAGATTTTAACCATGAACCTAATATTTTTTCAGATTCTCCTTTTCCGTAAATCCGTGCCGTTTCAAATTGTCTAATACCAATTTTATACAAATTTGATAAAAAATCTTGAGGATTTTCTATAGTATGTAAATTCAAACATCCATAGATATATTTTTTCATTTTTTAAAATTTTTGTTTTAAATAAAATTGATTAAATATATTCTATTCATAAAATGAATTATGAATTACAGTTGGTATTTTAAAGAAAGATCAGAATTACTACTAGCGGTAGAAAATTATGATCCAAAGGGTAAATATGGTAATGCTAAACTTTGGAATGTTAGTGAAATAGATAATATGGAAGGTTTATTTTTTGATTGTGAATTTAATGAAGATATTTCAAAATGGGATGTTAGTAATGTTTATAATATGGATTGGATGTTTTATAATTGTACTTTTAAAGGAGATATTTCAAAATGGGATGTAAGTAATGTAAAATATATGGAAGGTATGTTTGAACGTAGTGATTTTGACGGAGATATTTCAAATTGGAACATAAATAAGGTAGAGGATATGGAAGGTATGTTTTCTAATAGTAAATTAGAAGAAGAAGGTAAAATACCAGAATGGTACAAACCGTAAATAAAATTGATTTAAATAATTAAATCAATTTAAACAACTATGGTTAAACATGATGAACTTACAGCTAATTACACTTGGAATTTTAAAACTAAAGAAGAATTAAGAGAAGCTATTAATGAATATTCTAACGGTAAATATGTAGATATTTCAAAATGGGATGTATCAAAAGTAGATGATATGAGTTATTTATTTTGTGATAATCTTTGTTTCAAAGGGGATATTTCGAAATGGAATGTTAGTAAAGTGACAAATATGGAATATATGTTTCACTGTAGTAAATTTAATGGAGATATTTCAAAATGGGATGTTAGTAAAGTGACAAATATGGACTCGATGTTTAGTTGTAGTGAATTTAATGGAGATATTTCAAAATGGAATGTTAGTAATGTTAAAAATATGAATTATATGTTTTACAATAGTAATTTTAAAGGAGATATTTCAAAATGGGATTTTAGTAATGTTACAGATATGAAATGTATGTTTAAAGGTATATTTTGGAGATTTTGGAGATATTTATGGTATTAGTAAATAAAATTGATTTAAATACTTAAATCAATTTAAACCATCATGTTTACACGTAAAGAACTAATTTCATACATACTTTACATTTCAAAAAAAAAAATTCCTTATGAAATAGCTGAGTATATTATTATTTTTTATTACACTTGGGTTTTTAAAACCAGAGAAGAACTACAAAAAAGTATCCGTGAATATGATAATGGTAAATATGGTGATTCTAATTTCTGGGATGTATCAAAAATAACTGATATGAGTTGTATATTTTTTAAAAGTAATTTCAACGGAGATATTTCAAATTGGGATGTTAGTAATGTTAAGGATATGAGTAAAATGTTTTGCGAAAGTAAATTTGACGAAGATATTTCAAATTGGGATGTTAGTAATGTTAAGGATATGAAATCTATGTTTTACAACAGTAATTTTGACGGAGATATTTCAAATTGGGATGTTAGTAATGTTAAGGATATGAAATCTATGTTTTGCAACAGTAATTTCAACGGAGATATTTCAAATTGGGATGTTAGTAATGTTAAGGATATGAAATCTATGTTTTGCAACAGTGTTTTTTACGAAGATATTACAAATTGGGATGTTAGTAATGTTAAGGATATGAGTGAGATGTTTTGGGACAGTAATTTCAACGGAGATATTTCAAAATGGAATGTTAGTAATGTTAAAAATATGAGTGGTATGTTTTGGGACAGTAATTTCAACGGAGATATTACAAATTGGGATGTTAGTAATGTTAAGGATATGAAATTTATGTTTTGTTGTAGTAGATTTAACAGAGATATTTCAAATTGGGATGTTAGAAATGTAGAAAATATGGAAGGTATGTTTAATGAAACTGCATTTATGTTTGAAGACAGTTATTCAGAAAAAAATAAAAAAATACCAACATGGTACAACCGTAAATAAAATTGATTTAAATATTTAAATCAATTTAAACCATCATGGTTAAAAGAGAAGAACTTATTTCCTATACCATTTACATTTCAAAAAAAAAAATTCCTTATGATATAGCTGAGTATATTATTACTTTTCACTACACTTGGGTTTTTGAAACTAAAGAAGAACTACAAAAGGCTATTAAAGAACATTATAACAGAAATTTAGAATATGAGAAAAAAATGGTATCTTTATTTCTGAAAAAAAAACATTATATTTATATGACGTTTGATTCAAAAGGAAAAATACAACAAAAAAATGTTAATTACGGCGAACCTAATTATTGGGATGTATCAAAAATAACTGATATGAGTGGTTTGTTTTTTAATATAAAAGTTAATATGAATATTTCAAAATGGGATGTTAGTAATGTCAAAAATATGACTCAAATGTTTTGGAGAAGTGAAATATACTGTGATATTTCAGACTGGGATGTTAGTAATGTCAAAGAAATGGATAATATATTTTTGTACAGTCTAATACAGAAAAAAAACAAGATACCAAAATGGTATACTGTATAGTACAGAATTAAAAAATAACTAAATATTTTTTAATTTAAGTCATATATAAAAATATGAATAAAATAGATAATAATTTAATTTTAGATATAAAAAAAAATAAAGATATTATACAAAAATATATAACTCCGGAACATATTTTTTATAGATTAGACGAAATTTCTACAAAACTAATTAAATTTTTAAATACAAATAATATTATGTATTTTTTAAATCAAGGAAGTTTAATAGGTTCAATTAAATATAACAATCTGTTATATTGGGATATAGATTTTGATATATGTATATTTGATGAAAACATATTTAGTAACAAAAAATTTGTTAAAAATTTCATTAACAAAGAAAAATTAAATGTAAAAAAAAGAAAAGATAGTTTAGTATATCAATTGTGTGAAGAAAAATATGTATATGATAAATGTAAACTACCTACCTTTGATTTATCTATTTTAAAATTAGATAAGAAAGGAAATTATTATATACCTATTAATAATAAAATAAATAAAAATACAAATTACTAAGATATATTTATCAATAATTATAAACATAAAGATATTTTTCCGTTAAAAAAAACAAAATTTAAAGATTTTTATTGTTATATTCCAAATAATTATAATAAAATATTAGAATTACAATATAAAAATTATAAAGAAAATATAGTTTTTATATTTGATAATAGAAATAATGAAATAAATTTCTTATTATCAAAAACAAAAAAATATAAAAAAAATACAAAAATATATGAATTATTTAATTCTTTAAATAAAATAAATTATGAAGATATTTTTAACATTATAGAAGAAGAATAAAAAAATAGACATAAATATTTAAATAAAATATTTATGTAAATGAATTATTACAAAATACTAAACGTTGACAAAAACGCAACAGAACAAGAAATAAAAAAAGCGTATAGAAAATTAGCTTTAAAATGGCATCCAGATAAACATGTTATAAATAAAGATATTGCTACACAAAAGTTTAAAGATATAACAAAAGCATATGAAATTTTAAAAGACAGTAGAAGCAGATATAATTATGATAATGAAATAAATCAAAACATTAATTTTCAAAATCCGGATGATGTATTTAGAACTTTTTTTGGGAAATCAAGAATGGAGATGTTTAATCAAAATTACCAAATTGTAATAAATTCAGGATATACGGAATCTTACAAAGTTCAAAAAGTTCGTTTACCAAATGGTTCCACTCAAACTTTTATTATTACAACACAAAATTATGGAGATGGAAAAAAGTATGAAACAGAAGTAGAACAAAAAAGTGAAAAAGATTATAGATATATCCTGTGACTATCTTTAGTTTTAGTTTTTGGTTTTATTTTTAAAAAAATGTTTAGTACTAATAAATTTTAAAATGTGTGGTATAACTGCTATAATATCAAAATACAAAATGTGCTCGATAGTTCAACATAATAATATGTTAGAATTGTGTCAATAATGTAAAAAATTGATTTTTTATATTAAATAATATAAAAAATCTTTTTATTAGAACATGTCTAAAGTGAAACCAAAAAGAATTTTTTATACAAAAGAAGAACTACAAAAAGCTATTGAAGAGGGCGATACAGATGATATCTCTGAATGGGATGTTAGTAATGTCAAAGATATGAGTTGGTTGTTCAATCGTTCTGAATTTAATGGTGATATTTCTGGATGGGATGTTAGTAATGTAGAGGATATGAGTGATATGTTTTCTGAATCTCAATTTAACGGTGATATCTCTAGATGGGATGTTAGTAATGTTAAGCAGATGAGGTATTTGTTCCAGTATTCTCGTTTTAACGGTGATATTTCTGGATGGGATGTTAGGAATGTCAAGTATATGTATTGTATGTTCCATAGATCTCAATTTAACGGTGATATTTCTGGATGGGATGTTAGGAATGTAAAGGATATGGGTGATATGTTTTATTATTCTAAATTCAACGGTGATATCTCTGGATGGGATGTTAGTAATGTTGAGTATATGGGTGATATGTTCTATGGGACTCAATTTAATGGTGATATTTCTGAATGGGATGTTAGTAATGTTAAGAATATGAGGTATATGTTCTGTTATTCTAAATTCAACGGTGATATCTCTAAATGGGATGTTAGTAATGTCAAGGATATGAGTGGTATGTTTGAATGTTCCGATTTTAAAAGAGATATTTCCAGATGGGATATTAGTAATGTCATTCAGAGATATCATCTGAATATATTTGGTGATATTACACCAGAAAAAGAAAAAGCAGTAATCCGAATACAAAATCAATGGAGGAAATGTAGATATAATCCAGAGTAAAAAATGTGCTCGATAGTTCAACATAATAATATGTTAAAATTACGTCAATAATTAAATGTTATTTAATTATCAAAATTTTATATTTTTAACCCTGAATTAAAAAATTTAAGGTACAATAGCAAGTACTGAAACACCACTTATAAATTGTGTATATAAACATCCAGAAGGTAAACCGGAAGAAGAAGTTGGTAAAATGGTAGTATCAATAATAAAACTTGTTCCTATTGCTATTTTATTACTTTTATTTGAAGAATCTGTACCATCTCCTATATAAAAACAAGAAGATGTACCTTGAAAAATTTGATCGTTATAAAAACCTATTGCCATAGAACCTTCACTAACAGATAAGCCAACACCTAAAGCACTAGAATCGTTTGAAGCACATGAACCAAAACCAGAAGCAAAAGAATGATTTATTGCAATATTATTTTCTCCAACAGTTGTGGAATAATTACTTGAACTATTATCTTTACCAAAACTTGAACTATAATTTATTGAATTATTTGAATTTCCAAAATTATAAGAATTTGAATTTACAGTAATTTGTTTTACATTGAAATTTGTATTAACATCAGATTGAACATTTTTATAATATAATCCTGTAGAACTAGATACCAAATATGAACCATCCACAAAAGTATCAGGAGTATCAGAAAGATTTGTGAATTTACTATACCTAATAAAAGGATTTATAACTTGGTTTAAATTAATAAAAGTACTAACTATCCCATCACCGTATATTATATCATTACCTTCACCGGTACCAAAAACACTTGTACCTGTTGCGTCGTCCATAAAAACAGGAGACCAACTTAATCCTAAATTTGTTGAATATATTACATTATTAAAAGAAACTCCGTCTTCTCCGGTAGCTAACCATTTATTGTTACCATAAGATATATTATTACCGTAACCATTACCAAAAACTTTAGTATTTGAAGGTTTCCAACAAACACCATCAGAAGAATAAATTATATTATCTTGATTACCAGAATTATCTTTTCCAGTAGCCATCCATAAAAAATTAGAATAACCTAAACCTCTAACAGAACCTCCAATACCAAATGCACTAACTCCTGACCAACTTATTCCATTACTTGATGTATATAAATTATGTTCAGTAGAAGAATTTTCTCCACCGGCCAACCATATAGCATTTCCATATTCTACGTCATAACCTAAACCAGTACCAAAAACAGAAGTTGAAGTGTCTGTATATGCAGGTGTCCAAGACACTCCTTTATCTGTTGAATAATAAATATTGTGATTATTTCCGGAATCATCGTTTCCTGTTATGACCCATAAATCATCATGATAACCAATACCATAACCTTCACTGGTACCAAAAACAGAAGTTCCTGTGGTTGGATAACCTGGTGACCAACTAATTCCACTATTTGTGGAATATATAACATTATAGTTATTTGTATCATCATTACCGACGGCTATCCATGTCCCATCACCATATGCAACATCATTTGCATATCCTGTACCAAAAATGGAAGATCCATCTTTCATAAAAACCGGATTCCACGATATACCATTATCTGAATAAACTAAATTATAATTATTAGAAGAAGTATCATTACCAGCACAAAACCATCTTCCATTACCGTATCCAACACCATACCCAAAACCATTATTAAAAATACTTGTACCATCTTGCATAGTTCCTAAAGACCAAGAAACACCATTATTAGTTGAATAAACAACTGATGTACCGGAAGAAATCCATGTTTCTGTTTTATTATTATGTGAATTTGTTGATGTGATACTTAATCTATCACCAGGAGAATAATTTTGACCTGATAAAATAATATTGATATCTTTTGCTTTACCAACTGGAACTTTTTGATGTGTTTTACCTTCAGATGTATCTATTGTGATTATTCTTGCTTCTGCCCCTTGACCTGTACCTCCATTAATTTTTACATTTTCTCCTTCATAAAAATAAGCATCATTATTTGATATCTCAAAACTAGAAACACCTTTTTTAAAAACTAAAAAAGAATTTTTAGAATTAGACTCCTCGCCAACAAGTTGAATATATGAGTTTTCTCCAAAATTTTCTCCTAATTGACTGTATTCTACTTCTGATACACCACCATAATTAGTTAATTTAGAATTATAAAGTTCTATTCTGTTTCCAGTATCAAAAGTATTTAAATAAATTGGTACCAATCTTTCATTTAAAACATAATTGTTACTAACAATACACATACCAAAACCTATATAACATGTTCCTAAGCTAACAATTGAAGAACCTGTATAAACTGTATCTAAGGGTTCAAAATAAGGTACATCGTAAGTAAATACATTTCCTGAAGAAGCGTAAGAACTTGTAAAACCATTTACTAAATTATCTGGATCGTATGCTCCAAAATTTTCCGTAGATTGTATATAAAAGTTATCAGCATAAAATTTATATCTTAATCCTCTGACCAAAGATAGTGGTCTTGATTCAGTTATACAAACTCCATTTATCACAAAAGCAGAAGTCCCTGAGCCCAAATTAAGATAAGGGTTTGTAGATTCTCTTGTAGGATTTATGGTAATGATATAATTATTTTCTGTAGGTTTTATAGAAGTTGGTAATTCAGAAACACCTTCTAAAACATCATAATTAATTATTTTATGGGGTCCTGGACTATTTTTAGTTTTGTTACCTGGTGGTATTCTTCCACCAATTCTTTGATCTCCTAGAAATGTTTTATTAACCCATCTACTATTTTCTTTATCATAAATTAAAGCTTGGTCTGTTGCTAAATTAGTAAAATTAATATCATTTAAATCAGAAATATTGGCGTCTAAAGAAATTGTACCATTTTCTGTAATAGGGCCTCCTTTTAAACCAGAACCAGCAAAAACATTTCTAACTGTTCCTGGATTTACTCCAACATAAGTTTCTACCTGTGATCTTATCATATTTGATATTACCGGTTTTGTTGTCCATTTCTTTTCTTTTCTCGCATTTTGATTGAATGCCATATTTTAAAAAAACTATTTTTTAAAATATATTAATAACCTCCGTTTTTTATATAATCTATACGAATAACATTTATACCACTAGAACCAGAATTATATTGTAGTTTTAATTTATCAGTACTATTTGTAAAATATGGTATTTTTATAGCTGTATAGTTAGGTGTGCTTCCTTTAGTGTCTACTATTAAACCTGTTGAAGACGTGACATTTTCTCCTTCAGAATTTAAAACTCTAAAAGAAATACCTCTATTATTAAATAACACAACACTAAATTCACCATAACCAGTTATATTATTATTAATATCTTCGTTATAATAAGTGTAAAGATCTGTAAAAGTATTGTCTGTTGGATTAATAGGTTCTGAATATTGTGGTAAATAAACTGTTTTTAAACTTTGTGGTTTATAAATCAACGCATATATAAATCCACCGAAAAAACCGGATAAGATACAAACAAATATTAATATTGAAACAAGAACTTTTTGATTCATATTTTTGTTATTTATAAAAATGATTCTTAAATAATTTTTATAAATAAACATGATAAAAATAGAATCTCACTCTTATTCTATAGATGTTATAGATAAATACATTAACGAAGAAGGTAATGAACATGTAGAAATTAGATTATGGTGTTTGAATAAAGAATCCGAAGTATTATTATTGAGAGTTCCTGATTTTCCTGTTTTTTGCAAAGTAGAATTACCTATTGTAGTAGATAAATCTACTGGTAGATTAATTAATTGGAACGAATCTTCAGTTCAAGATGTTGTTTATGAGATATATAAAAGATTATCAACAAAAAAATTAAAAAAACCAGAAAGTTGGAATAATATTCAATCACATAAACTTTATTATTATTCTGGTGGTAAACTGTACCCTTTCATACTCTTAAGTTTTAATAATATAGAAGATATGAATATAGCATCAAGAGTTTGTAAAACTTTGTACACTAAAAATTATGGTAAAATTACATTATTATTTCGTGAAACTACAATAGATTTATATAACAAGATGTTTTCTTTAAGAAAATTGGGACCAACTGATAAATTTACTTGTGAAGGTAGATTAGTCCAAAAAGAAAAAATATCTATTGATAGTGTAAAAGAATATATCATTGATTGGAAAACTATTGAAAAATCAGATTCTAAATGGATTTCTTATCCAATGATAGCATCTTGGGATATAGAATCTTATTCACATAATGGATATTCGTTTCCACAAAAACATTTACATACAGATATTATATTTTCTATTTCGATAACTTTTCAAAGATATAAAAATCCAGATTCTAGAAAAGATTATGTTATTATTATAGGACCAACACAAAAACTTGAAGGTATAACAACTATAAGAGTTAATAATGAAATAGAAGTTATAGAAAAATTTTATGAATTAATAAAAATTCACGATCCTGATGTTTTGATTGGTTACAATATTTTTGGTTTCGATTATGATTACATTGATGCCAGAATAACAGATATTGGTTTAGAATGGGAAAATATCGGAAGACTCAAAAACGAAGAATGTAAAATGAAATATTTAAGTTGGAATTCTGGAGCTTATGGTTATATCAAGATGAACTATCTTTTGATGCCTGGTAGAATATCTATAGATATGCTTCCATATATTAAACGAGATCATAAACTTCCTATGTATAATCTTAATTCTGTTGGTAAGTATTTTTTAGGAGAAAATAAAGTTGATTTGAAAGCTACTGAAATGTTTAAAATTCACAAAGATATTATGGAATTAACTGAAGAAATTAAAGAAAAATCAAAATGTGATGATGTTGTTGAAGGGATTGGAAAACTAAAATCAAATAGTGATAAATCTTTTTTAAAAAAAATACACTCTTGTGTTAAAAGAAATACTTTGGTGGTAAAATATAATGTTCAAGACTCTGTTTTAGTTATCAGGCTTTTTGAAAAACTTAATGTATGGATTTCTTTGATTGAAATGGCTTCCATTGTAAGAGTTACACCTATGGATATTTTTACACGAGGACAACAAGTTAGATGTATCGCTCAGCTTTATAACGAAGCTTCTCATAAAAATATTGTTTTAACTCAAAGACAAACTGATTACATATTTTTCAATGGTGGAAAAGTAGAAGATCCACTTGTTGGATTTTGGGAAATGGTTATTTGTTTTGATTTTAACTCTCTATATCCCTCGATTATGATTGCTTATAATATCTGTTTTACAACCCTCTTACGAAATTTAGAAGGTATTGACAAAGAAGATTATCATTATTTTAAAATAGACCAAGAAGAACCAGTCGACGCAGGTCCCCCAAACGAAGATACATTTGATTACGGCGAATATGGTAACGAAAGCGAAAATGAAGAATCTGAAGAAAAAGAAAATACAGTTAATAGAACTTATGAATTTGGTTTTGTTAAAAAAGAAGTTTGTAGAGGATTGTTACCAGAAATTTTAGAAAATATTTTAGCTGAACGTAAAGCTGTTAAAAAAAAATTAAAAGAGAATAATAAAAATTTAGATTATTTTGATAACAATCTTTTTAAATTGATAAAACAAAACCGTGATTTAAAATTTTCTGATATTAAAGAAGAAAAAATAAAAACTTTTGTTCAAAATTCTTTAAAAAATGTTAAAGGTGATACAATTCTGTATGATCATATAGAACAATTAACTCAATCATTTGAATCTATGAAAGTAGATAGTGTTGTCAATGATTCTCGTCAATTAGCTTTAAAAGTATCTGCAAATTCTATGTATGGGTTTTTAGGAGCTCAATCAAAAGGTAAATTTTCTTTAATTGAAGGTAGTATGTCAGTAACTTCTCGAGGAAGAGAATTGATAACAGAAGCTGCAGATTTTTTTGGTAAAGAATTTGATGCTACTACTGTTTACGGTGATACAGACTCAACTATGGTTTATGTTCCTTCATTGAATAATGATCCAAAAAAAGTTTGGGAAATAGCTGATGTCATGGAGCAAAAAATAAATGGTGTTCCAGATAAATATGATAAAGATGGAAACTTAATTCAAAAAGGTCATAAAGGTATTTTTCCAGCTCCTTTGTATCTAGAGTTTGAAAAAGCTATGATGGCTCTATTTATGAAGAAAAAGCACTACGCTTATATGGAATATGATAAAGATGGTTCTATCATTAAACAAAAGAATTCAGATGTTAAACAATTGAATGTCAAAGGTATTATTTTAGCGAGAAGAGATAATTGTAAATGGTTACGAAGAAATTATGAAAATATTATTAGATCTATTTTTGATGGAAAAGATATAAAATTTATTTTTAAGATTATAATTAATTCTATTATAGAAATAATTAATCTTAATTTTAATATCACAGATGAATTAAGTATCGTTAAAGGTATGGGTTCAAATTATAAGTCAAAAACTTATTTTTTAAGTATATTTTCAGAATTAATGAAATCAATACAAAAACCAATTCAACCTGGTGAACGATTTCCTTATGTTATTGTTGTAGATCACAAAGGAAGAGATAAAATCGGTGAGAAAATGAGAACTAATGCTATGTTTAATGAACAATGGGAAGGTTTAAATTATCATTTGGGTATACCCCAAAATTATATTCCAAAAGAAGGTAATTACCCACCAGAATTAATAGATTCCCAGTATTACATCACAAATGTATTAGCAAGACCTATCGATGCTTTGTTTGAATATGGTTTTAATAAAGAATTGGAAAAATATAAAGATATTCATTATGTACCAACTAGTAATAAACGTCTTAAATCAGTTAGTATTACAAATCCTGTTTTGATGGTTTGTCAAATGATCAAAGATCGTAAAAAAGAAATTTCTGAAAAAGGTATTAAATGTATTTTGCCTGAACTTAAACAAATTAAAGAATGGTGTTTAGAAATTTAAATATTATTTAATAATTTTATTAAATAATGAATAGAACAAAAATCTTTTTTTAATTAAAAATGATTTGTTTTTAATTAAAATTTTAAAATGAATTATCCTTTAAAATTTGAAACTAAAGAGGAACATATAAGTCATATATTAAATAATAGAGAATTTTATGAAGATATTTTATCAAATGATGGTTTTGATAATCCATCAACATTAAATGAAAAAGATAAAATTCTTGAAGAAGAGAAAAGAAATTTAGAACTACAATTAGAATATTTGAGAGATATTATAAGTACTCAAACATCTGAAATCCAAAAACAAAAAGAATTATTAACATTGAAAGAAAAAACAATTGGTAAAAATTCTTATGGAAAAGGAGAATTTCATGAAAGTTTTATTGAATATATTTTAAAATGTGATAGTATTTGTAATAAATGGGTTGTAGAGAGGTGTGGAATGAAAAGTAATGATATAAAGTTAATAAATAAAGAAAACGATAAGTTAGTTGTATCTATTGAAAATAAATATAAAGCTGTAATTTCTAAGGCAGATATGACAAAATTTAATAGAGATCATATTTCATGTAATTATACAAAAAGTATATTTATTAGTACAAGTTCAAAGATACCTGGTATAGTTGAAAATATAAATGAAGTAGTTGAAGAGTCAGATAAAATTTACTTATGGTGTAATAACGAAGATTCGATAAAATGTATTATTATGACAGTTTTATCTCAAATTAAAATTAAAACACAAGAAACTGATATTTCCTTTTTTGTAAACTCTTCTCTTCATGAATATTCTCAAGATGCTAATATGAAAAAATTAATGAAAGAAAAAGATGAACATACTTTGAAAAAATTAAGATCCATTGATCAAATAACTCTTGATACAATATTGAGAAATCATTTATTTTTAGTTACTAAATCTCAATGTAAAGGTGGAAGAGTTCCTTATTAAAATAAAATTGATTATTATTAGTATTCAATATAATAACAAATAGTATGAAGTGTTGTTTTTGTGATAACGACATTTGTTTACCGGATCCAATAGGTATTGATGATATACCAGACGAATTTAAACTTTGTTATGAATGTCAAATAAACGACATTATTTTACATAAACAAGTATATTATAGTCATGTTAGTTTTCAATATATTTATGAAATTAAAATTAATACAACAAAATTTGACGAATCAAAAACTTCTTATAAAAATGATATATTTTTTGTAAAATATTATTGTGAAAAAAATCATAAAAAGACTATGAGTGTTAATACAAACTTGTTTTATTCGAATTATTATTCTTATTATGTTAAATATATATATGTATTTGATGTTACTAGAAAAATTAATAATAATGAATTTTCTAAAAACTATCCTAATTTAAATGACATTGAATTTTTAAATTCTATTGAATATATTGGTAAAAATAATTTTAAAGGATGTAAAAATTTTAAAAAAAACTTAATTTTACCAGACGAATTAGAAATTATAAAAAAAGATTCTTTTAACGAAATATCTGCCGAAAATTTATTTATTCCAAACAACTGTATTGAGATGAATAACTGTTTTAATAATTGTTTAAATTTGAAAGAAGTTTATTTTGAAAAATTTGATATAATTGATTACAATAATTGTTTTAATAATTGTTCTAAGTTAAACAATTTAGAATTTGTAACATCAAATGTAAAAATTATATGTAATAATTTAAAAAAATTTACTAATTTAAATAAAAAAAATTATGAATTAAATAAATATTTAAAAAGTATTTTTTATTTTATACTTTGTCATAATAAAAAATCTTTTAAATTGTCGAAAGAAATTATAGATTTGATTTTTTTTAAGTATTATTGATTTTAATAAGATGGTTTGTATAAATAATATATTACCAGATGAAATTTTATATTTACTATTTTTCAAATTCTTAGATAGTGAAACTTTATTCACAACAGTTAGAACTGTTTGTAAAAAATGGAGAACATTAGCACAAAATAATACTAAATTAGATTTTTCACAATCAACTAGATATCTAAAAATAAAATCTGCTATAAAAGTTTTTGATTTTAATTTTACCGTATTAAAAACTTTAGATTTGAGAAATTCAATCATAAATAATGACGATTTAAATAAAATTTCATTAGGATGTCCTAATTTAAATATTTTAAATATCAATAATTGTTATTTTATAACTAACAACGGATTAGAATGTTTATCTAAAAATTGTAGTAAATTATCTAGAATAGATATACGTATGGATTTTGAATCATTCTTAAATATATATATTGACAATTTAGGAATTTATTTTTTAAGTAAGCTATCTAATCTTTCATATATTGATATATCAAATTTAAAAGTAAACGATGATGGTTTTGAACATTTATCTAAATGTCCTTTAACAGAACTTTATGCTTCAAATTGCAAAATATCTTTAAGAGGTGTAAAAGCATTGAAAAATTGTAAAACTTTACAATTTGTAACAATAAGTATTGATTATTTAACTGATGAAATGAATGAACTTTTTATGGATATGGATAATATTGCTCATATACAATATGTTTAATTATTTTAAATTAAATTTAAATTTAATTATGTTAAATTTAAATTATACCAAATCAACAATTTGATCTTCTAAAAGATAATTTGTTGAGTATTCAAACTCTTTTATTTCATCTTCGTATGATTTTATAGTGTTTTTGTTTAATTTATGTTTATGTTTGTTGAACAAAATACTATCATAAAAATTATTTTTGTTAGTTTTAAATTCTACAGATATTAAACAAGAAAAAGCAATAAATAAAAACATAATATATAATTTGATATTTGGGAAAAATAAATTAAATGATATGTAAATACATAAAATCAAAATTATCATCAAAAATAAAATTATATTTTTATTATTATAAATTTCTGTAGATTTAGTAATGGAATCTAAAATTTTGTCATAATTTTTATAAGTTCTTATCATTTTATCGTTTATTTGATTTCTACTAATCAAGTTATGACAAATTTGTCTTAATCTATTAATTTTTGTATCAGATACATCACATTCATCTTCTTTTTCTTCTAATTGGTTTTCTTTTAATTTTAAATCTAGTTCTAAATTTTTATTTATTTCAATTTGTTTTTTATATTCTTCAAGTAAATTTTGAGATAATTTCAAACTGTCTGATGAATTATTGAAAGACATTGTGTTTGCAAATATATAAAATAAAATAATAATAATAATCAATTTTAAAATGAAGGATCAAACTTTAGGAGGAATTTTTTTACTAGGAGGTATCGGTGTTCTTATAAGTTACCTTTTTCTTTATTACTCCAATGTATTAACAAGATTAATGAAAATTTTTAGAAAAAACAACTTTTTACTAAAATTTTGGTATTTTTCTGCTTTTATAACAGTTGTTAGCGTTATTTATGTAATTGTATATTATACGTTTTTTGAAAGACTTAAAGAATCAAGTAGAAATCTTTTTCTGATTTCTTTAATAATTTTCTTAGTTTTTGCTATGTTATGGTCACTTTCTGTGTTTTTGATTGATAAATATAAATTTAATGTTTATACACAATCACCAATACTTTTCATAGTTTCTTTATCAACAATCGGTATGCTTATAGCTAGTATTACAAATAAATTAGAAATATTACCTTTGATAGCATTAATTGTTATAGTTTTTCATCATACAATATATGATTTTGTTATATGGCCCATGATACATAAATCTGGTTAGTTTAACTTTACACTTTTTCATCAAGTGGAGAGATAGAGTGTTCTCAGACAGCAATTTGGCTATCAAGTAGGGGATGTATCCCCATCGCCGTTAGCGATAGCTTGGGGGGTTTTCCAACCAAACATCCATACTAACACGGAAAACGTATTAGTTTTAGTTTTGGTTGGAACATCACCCCCATCGCCATTAGCGATAGCTTCAGGAGATTTGTTATCACAAACTGACTTGATTATTTTGTCCATAGTGAACAACTCTAATAATTAATAAATAAACACAAAAAATCAATTTTTGCTAGTTAAAATACTATATTTTTATAGATACATAGTTGGTAATGGTAATTTATCTACTGACTCTTTTTTTAATATTTTATCGACAATTAAAGTATCAAGTTTTAAAGGTTTTTGGTGCTGAATACCAAAAAAATTAGAGATATCTTCTGTTAATTCGTATAAATTATATTTCATAATAATTTTTTCAATACATTCTTCTAATTTTCTTAAACCTTTTTCATTTTGTGTATAATTTTTAATAATATATTCGTAAATGTTATCATCAATAATAATATTTTCAGATTTAAAATTAATATTATTACATATTTTTTGAAAAGAAAATTTTTTAGCTATATTAATTTTTTCTTTTATATCATATCCGTCAATATTTACAATATTTAATCTATCTTTAAGAATTGGATTTATTTTTTCAATATTGTTGAAAGAAAATATTAAAAGTGATTTTGAAATATCAAAATCTATTCCAGAAAAATATTTATCATTAAAACAATTATTTTGAGTAACGTCTGTTAAATGAGTCAAAATTCCAGTTATTTCTTCGCCATGTTTTGTTTCACTAATTTTATCAAGTTCATCAAAAAAGATGATAGGGTTCATACATTTTGATTCCACCAAAATTTCAACAATTCTACCACATTTTGAACCTTCCCAAGTATAATCATGACCTTCTAAAGAAGCACCGTTAGCCGAACCGCCTAAAGGTATAAAACTAACTGGTATATTTAAACTTTTCGAAAGTCCGTTTTTGATCAAACTTGTTTTACCAACACCAGGAGGTCCACATAAACCAAGTGCCATAGATTTTGAATTTGGATTTGAAATCCATTTCCCAATAATATTTATGATACTTTGTTTTGCTTCTGATTGACCATATGTACAAGTATCCAAATTTTCTTTCAATCTATCTATGAATTTTTTTATTTTTTTTGGTTTATCTTTATTTGTAATAGGTAATTTTATAAATTTCCCAAAAGGTATCTTTAAAAGTGTTTCCATATATTTT